TTCTTCAACGATGTGGATTCGTGCGCCGAGCTCGGGCAGGTGGCCGAGACAGGTTCAACGGAATACACGACAAAGTTAGGTACGATCCGAGGTCGCGGTCCAAAAGTTTGCGTCAAGCAAATGCGGTCGGCCTTCCAAGCTAGCTATTCTGCTACGCAAGATTCCCTGCAAAAACAATTATTATATTTCATGAACGTAGATGTACGTTCACAGTTGTTATTACGCAGTGGAGTGAAAGTTAAAGTTAACTCTACTTACAATTTTCCGCAGATGGTTAGTGGCGACGTGCAAGCGATTGACGTTTCCTTTAACGATGATACGCCTCCGGATGTTCCTATTACCTTCAAGTTCCTGAAGTATCTAGAGACCTGGGCGCATGAAGCTTTGTTAGCTGAACCCTTCGAAAGCGAGGCCGGCACTATTGCGAAGTTTATCGGCGGCGCTGATATCATTGACGTATTGCGCGAAGAGCTAAACGTGCGCTATGACATGCGAGCCCTTACTACAGGCCGCTACACGCTTGGTGAAGAAACTTTAACAGGCTACACCTGGGCGGGACCATATCAGGGCATTGCAATGGGAATCGACCAACAGCCTCTGCGTTTTGATACCTTTGAAGAACTTAACGGACAGTTAATTCCTGACTTCATCGAGCCAGAGATCGCGGTGCAAGTTAGTAAAGTGGTAGGCGCGCGAGCTAATCCCGGTTACTTAGAAGCGCAATATGAAGTCGCCTTCTTAGTGTTCGATAATAGTTTCAGGCGGTTAGTGCCCGAAAGTTATACAGGCGCTGGTGAATGGAAGTTCCCACCACAGTTCAATCAGGGTGAGCTTGAGTTCGTTGTGATCCGTGACAATGACTGTAATTTATTTGCGGATTTTGGTATGCATATCTACCAAATTACCCGCGCATATAGACCTGAGAGACCTCACTCCGTTATCCCGATTGCATTCAAAAGATGCCAACCAGACTTTGGTTTTGCTACCTGCGCAGGTTATCCTGGCGGGACCGGAACCGGAACGTTAACTGGCAGCCTAACTATTTAAAAGATGGCTCCTAGCGGCAGCACAGACCCGGCTCCTGGTGGGGCAGCTCCTTCTCTTCATTGGCCGCCAGTCCTCGTCCAACTGGCGGCTTCACAAGGAGTCAGGAGCCGGGTATTTTCCGAGCTATGAGTGATGATGGCTTATATCCAGTGATGCGGCCGGAGCAACCAGTCCGGCCGTTCTGGATGGGCGACTACCGGCAGAACATGCGTTGGGAAGTCGTGCAGGGCGATTGCCTGGCTTACTTCATCGCCCTTTTCTGTGAATGTCCGATGACTCCGGATATCACCGATTGGACGTTCGTTTTCACGGTCAAAGCGAGCCTGGATCCTACTGATCCCAATATCCTCTCTCAAGTAATCTGGACCGAGCAACATGGCCTGTGCGGCTGGACCTGCCTGATTTGGTTACCAGAGCAGACCATGAATGTGCCGCCTGGCCGCTATGCGTTTGACCTCAAGTATCGGACGCGTTCGACCCTGTTGACCCAAACGATTGCCCGCGGAGAATTGGACGTACTTCCGACCTCCGATTTGTCTCTGGCTCAACCGGACGTAATTCCACCGCCCTTGCCCGGCCTGCCGGTTTCCGCGGTTCTAGCTGCCGCCAAACAGAACGCGCTCGCACGACTCACAAAGTAAACTATGGCCACAAATTTTATTCGAGGTGACGTCATCGAGGTGCCGCTGCCGAGCGATTACCAGGACCAGCAATGCTTGCCTCTGGTGATCATGCAGCCGACCGCCGACGCGACCTCGTACATGTTAAAAGAAAACTACGCGACGAACGGCCAGCCCGGCGTCGTCGATCATGCGCTGGTAGCCGATACTGCCAATTCGGTCGACTGGAATAATCTTACCGATAGGCCGAATCTTTTCCCGCCCATTGTCCACGGGATACAACACCTCTCAACTGGCAATGATCCAATTCCGGATGCAAACATTCACAGTGACGGGCTCTGTCCTAAAGGCAGTGGGCAAGCCAGTGATTATTTGGGTGGTGATGTCATCTATCATCCTTTGCCTCCAGTTGCGCGTTGGGTCAGTGAGTTGCCGGTCACGATTGATCCCTCTGCGACCAACGGAGCGGTGCTGGTTTCGACCACGGTAGCCAATCCAGTGCCGGCAGTTTATGAGATTGATGAATTCTATCTCTACGACTGCAACCAAGCCTATCCACCGGCCGGCATGGTGCATTTTGATTTGTACGATCCGGCCATCCCGGGCTGGGTCCAGGTCACCAGCTCAACCGATATCAGTGTGATGACGGCGCTCAATTATTTGCTGCGCCCAATTTTACTGAGTGCGGCGATGATCCGGGTTTTCGTGGCGCCGGGGCCAAACGGTCAGCAATGGCGCTTGGTCCTGGATACGGCGCCGGCTAAGCAAGTCTATTTCCGAGCTGGAGTCGGACTAAGAAGTTATCAAGCCCAAACCTTATAAGGAGGCATTATGGGAGTAGCACAACTGGGCGTTTACTGGCCCTATAAAGCTCTTTTGCAAGGCTCAGGCATTTCGCTCGTTGAAGATGCCACCACTATTCGGATCACGAACACAGGTGGCACCGGCGGCGGTACGGGCGACATGCTCCAAAGCCAATTCGCGACCAACGGTAAGCCAGGGATTGTCGATCATGCAGTCTTGGCCGACACGGCCACTAACGCCGACAATGCAACGACTGCGGCAAACGTGCCGTGGACTGGCGTTACCGGCGCACCCACAAGTTTTCCGACTGACTGGTCGCTCATCACTTCCAAGCCGACCGTGTTTCCGCCGGCAACGCACGGGCCGACTCACCGCGGGAAAGGTACTGATCCAATTGGGATAGCCGACACAACGGATTCGGGACTACTCGCGCTTTTGTCTGGAGCTGCGACCGATTTCGTAGGAGGCGATAATCAGTGCCACAGTTTGCCCGCAACGATCCAGAACTATGGGGCGTTGCCTCCTGGCAGTATGGTTGGATACGCTGGTGCGACTCTTCCGGGCGCGGCAGGCACATGGCTCTGGTGCCAAGGCCAACTCGTTAGTCGGACAACTTACGCTGCGCTTTTCGCAGCAATTGGAACGCTCTACGGAGTCGGCGACGGATCGACAACTTTTGCTTTGCCCGATATGCGAAGTCGCAGCCCCGTTGGCGCGGGTCAAGGCGCAGGGACGGATCAAGGGGGAAGAGCGCTGACTAATCGGGCACTGGCTAGCAAAAACGGTGAAGAATTTCACCTGATAGCAGTTTCCGAAATGCCCAGTCACGCACACGGCGCAACGGTTAACGATCCAGGCCATTCCCACACAGTGCCTTATGTCCAGAACGCTGCTAGTTCCAACACTGCTTCCGCGGTGGGTGAACCCGGCAATAGAACCGTCCCCAGCGGCTATTCTGCAACCGGCATCAGCGTGGCAATCGCGGCCAATGGCGGAGGCGCCATTCACAACAATATGCAACCCTTCTTGGCCCTTAATTACATCATCAAAACGTGAGCGAAAAACCGGATCAGTTACCCATGTTCGACGTCGCCTGCAAAGATTTGCGGACGGCGATCAAGGATGTAGCCGTCACCGTCAGCAATTTGCATGCTTCGCCTATTTTCCAGATGGAGGAACTCTATCAGGGCCAGCATGATGAGATGCACGCAAACATCACACTGAGCTACCGGCATTTGGAGGACGCTGCGATGCGATTAGGAAAGTCAATTCAAGCTTATGACCAAGGCAAAAGCGTCTACGACCGCTAACGGGCAGGGCCGACCGTTAGTTGAAGTTTTGGCCCAAGAAGAGCCCAGGATCGTCGTAGAGCCACGTTTAGAGCTGGACAGTGGCAACTATGCCACGCTGGTCGAGGATATCGTGCATGTCTATTTGCCAAGCGGCCAGGAGCTCTTTGGCGTCTCGGTTCACGTGATCCCTTTCGAGGCGAAAATCTTGGGCTCGGTGATGCAGGTCTATCTGCTAGGCTTAAACCGGGGCCGCTCGAGCGAGTCTAATAAAATTCAGGGCAAGCTAGCCACCATCATAAAGCTGGTCTTCGACCAATAAACCAATGGGATTAGTATATACGACAGGCAGAAAGGAACTAATTAGCATGCCAGGAAAAGCAAAAGGAACGATTAAGGGCCACAAAACCACTCCAGCGCAACAGCGCTTATTCGGTACTGCTCGAGGAATGCAGGAAAGCGGAAAAACTAGTAAGACGGCCGCCGGTCAGATCGCACGAGATATTGCGCCCCGCGATCTAAGTAACATCGCGAAAAAGCCAAAAGGCGGTTACCGCAAAAAGAAATGATCGGGCAATGGCTATTATCGCTAATTGCTATAGTCGGTTTAGGCCAAGGCAGTGTGCTTTTAGTCAATGATACCGGCTTAGCTATCGCCAGGATCGAGATCGATTCGCGCAAGTTGGAGACCAAAGATTCTAGCGAAAATCAAGTTTTGATCAGTGTGACGCCAACCAAACATGATCTGAAGTTGGTCTTTAGGGGTGGGGCACAAGTGGAGTGGCCGCACTTTGACTTTAAAGCGGTGCGGGAAATCATTTTCGAACGTAATAAGAACAAGATAGAAGCTCGCGCCGAATGAAAGTCACAAGAAAAAGAGAATCGCTCGATAAGATCCTCAAGAGCAGTCCGGACGGCGATGGCGGCGAGGTTGCGCCTAGTCTTATGCTCCGAGACCTGACTAAACCTATTGAGGGCCTTGAGGCTGGCCAAGACTTCGAAGGCCACATCAAAGGCAAATGCCGCGGTCACGAATGTCGTGCCGATAAGGCCGGCGGGAAAGAGACGCACCACTACGATCTGGACGTCACCGACTTTGATCACAAAGCCAAAGAAGGAAAGAAGAAAAAGTCTGGCCGAGAGGAGGTCGAGGAAGCATTTAAAAAGTACGGTCCGGATGCAAAGAAAGAGGAAAAGGCCGAAGCTAAGAAATGATCGTCGTCCAGGATATCATCGGCGAAGTTCAACAGGTCTTGGGCAGATGCGACCAGACCTATTTGTTTTCGGTCTTGACGCGAGCCGTTGAGACATTGTCGCGAAAAACCTGCGCGACCAGCATCACTTTCGATCCGCTGATGGTCTATTTGGATTTGCCCGTCCAGCAAGACTACTTCATTTGGTTGCCCTACCAGGTCGAAAAGCCGATCAAGATCAACATCAACGGCAATCCTAGCTTTAGTCATCCGAGCCTCTATGAATTCACGTTGAATGGGCCTGGCTCGAATGATATCGAAGCCGGCTGGCAATGGCAGGATCGATTGACTAATCCGATCCAGCGTCGATTCCCCCGCGGCGGCTATACCCTCACTGCCTCGAGCGATTCTGAAGCGGACGTCAACTTGAATCTGCACATGACGGTGCGCGGCCGGAGCCGGACCGATTACGTGATTGATCTGCCAATCGCACCAGCTAATACGGTGGCGACGCCGACACCTCAGACGGTCTACGGCGTGATTACAGTGGTGAAGCCGGTCACGGTTGGTACGGTGACTTTATATGCTGGCAACTACATGCTGGCGCACTATTATCCTAGCGTTACTCTGCCGGAGTTTTCTTGTATTAAGCTGAGTCAACGCGCCGTGTCAGTCCGCATGCTGGCACGGCGTAAAACGATCAAGATCGGCAGCTTGCTTGATGTCATCCCTCTCAACTCGAGTCAGGCGGTGATCATGCAATGCCAAGCAATCAAGTATTACGACGAGGTCCATTACGATCTAGCTACTGCCGCCGAATCCCAAGCCGTCGTCTTTCTCAATGAAGAGCAGGCAGCTCGCAACCAGTACAATCAGAGCGCTCAATTAACCGAGGTTGCGACGGCGCTAAACTTGACGATTGGCCAGCGTGACGTGGTCATCGTCGCGGACATTTACGATGAGGCTTGCCGGGTCTTCGGTTTTATCGGCCGACAGCGCATCTTTGATCGGATCACCTCGACCATGGAGGTGCTGTATAACAAGTGCCAATACTGGGATGGCCTGGTGGGAGTAGTTACTCTCAGAGCGGATGACGACTATTATGTGGCTTTGCCGCGGTATGTAGACACGATACTAGCGCTCAATGTTAATCGTACGATTGGCGCCTATCATTCGCCCTGGTTCGAATTCTCCTATGCCGGCATGGGCGAGTTCGGTGATCTGAAACAAAATCCGGAGAATTGGCAGCCCTGGCCGCAATTGGCGCAAACGCAGGCTAGCCCTGGTTGGCAGCCTTACGGGCCTTACGGCGTGTCTACTTGCGCTGAGAATGCAGTCATGGGCTCTAACCGAATGGCTAAAGGCTGGGAAGAGGTCGGCACTACCCCATTGGCTTTTCGCTTGATGGGGCCGACTCAACTTGTGGCCGTACCGGAATTGGCCCAGGACAATGGCGCCAGAGTCGTCGTCTATGGCTTCTATAAAGACGCACCGGTGCTTAATTCTCAGGGCAGCTGGGGCGTCGAGATTCCCTGTTTAAATTCAAATACAAACCTGAAGCCGGCGCCGTACACCTTCGATAGGGTCGAGAGGGTCTCGAAGGATCCCACCTACGGCTTTATAAACCTATTCGGCGTTAATCCGCTAGCCATAGGGCCGGCGCAGCCGATCTATCCGCCGACGCAAATCTATCCGCCGGGCCAGGTGCTTTTTTTGAGCATGTACTGGCCGCAGGATACTGAACCGCAGTACCGATTGATCCGGATAGGGACGATGTGCAAGCGAGTGCGCTGCCGATATAAGAAAAATTGGGCGAAGATCACCGCACTCACTGACCCGCTGCACGTGCGTTCGCGCGAGGCAATCATTATGGCCATGACCGGCTGTGCCTCGATGCGTACCGGCGGCAGTGGCGCCGCGGCGAGTCCCTTTATGCCTACGGCGCCGATCCAAATCGCGATGGATCAGATCAATATGGCCGTCGACATGCTCGATGATGAGTGGCGTTCGCGAAACCCGCACTCAGCGATCACCTTGCAATGGGCGCAGAGTACCTACGGCAACGCTTTTCCTCAGATTTTCTAACTTAGTAACGCTCGGGGCGTCCCGTTGCGGTTGCGAATCGGAAGCGGGCTTTGAGAATCTTCACAGGTCCAGACACCCAGGCCGATGTGGCCGGCCCGGACTTCGGTATCTAAGTAGGGCTGAATGCCGGCAGCTTGGGCGTGTTCGCAAAAGTAAACATCCTCACCCTTGGGGCCTTCCTGAACGAAGAAAGGGTAGTAAGCATCCGGCATTGGTGGCGTCCAGGGAAACCTCTTCATGATGCGTTCGAACACCAGGCGGTGAACTAACATTAGCCCCGCGGCCAACCATGCGACGGGCTGCACGCCGCCGGCGGAGAGGCCTTCGCGCAAGCTTTGAGAAATGCGCTGATCATTAGAGTCACGCGGAGCCAGGTCCGGCTGGATCGTCAATGGAGAGCCTTTAAAACGACCAGGATAAGCGCCACCAACCAAAGGCAAATCATGCTCAAGCAACCGAAGCAGGGTATTATGCTGGGCAAAATTTTGTCCCTTGGTAGTTCGGGAATAGGTGATGAAGGTAGGAGTATCGCCGAAAGGAATAAACACGTCAGAATCGAGCCAAAAACTCCATTCAGCTTTGCTTCGAAGAAAACGATTAGCCAGCTCATTTCGGGCACTGGCGATGATTGTATTACCCACTAACTCGAAGCCAACATCAAAATGCTTTGCGTAGTAAAGCATGCTCGCGACGACCGGTCCGCGGATCCCATCGACATAAGGCATCATGATGGTGACCGGAAAGTGCGGCTTGCGGTGCTCCATCGAAAAGCACGACTGCTCCAGATCGTAGCTGGCTGCGCTCATGTGGTGCCGAAGTGCTCAGCAAAAGCTTGATCAACAGTTTGCCCGAGTCGGCTCTTGGGTTTTTCAGCGCTCTTGGCCGCGGCAGAGGCACCGCTGCCTTGGGTCGCTTTACTGCGGACGCCGGCGATTTTGTTTAGCTCGTCTTGGGCGCTGCGCAACTCCGCCTGGGCTTTCTTTAACTGAGTGGAGAGCGACTCATTTTCGCGCTTATATTTCTCAGCCAGGACCGCTTGCACCGCGACCCTGGTCATCCCCCGGGGCCCTTGGGTGGCAGCATCGGTGAGGGCTTTCTGGAAGATGTCTTCGAATTCTTTGTAGGCCTTGTTATGGGTTTCCCAAGCAGTTCGCTCTTGGGTCGTCTTGGCAAGAGCAATGTCTTTCGGGGCGGCCCATTAGCCGAGCGTAGGAATAATCTTTTTGGCCTCATCTTCGGCCTCGGTGGAAAAGCCTTGCCAGTATTCAGCCGCCTGCTGGTTACGGAACCGGTCGAAGGCGTCTGGCTCTGAAGCCATTTGGGCCCGGAAATTATTGCGCTTCTCTTGGGCGTCTAAGAGAACGGAGATTTTACGCGTTAGCCGATCCCTATGCAAGGGATCGGTGCATTGTTGGAGAACGCCCTCGTTCCAATAAGCCCGATCTAGCTTATCCGGACCGGCCGTCTTAATCGTATTGGCCCACTCCTCACCTTGGGCTTGGTCAGGCGCCAGGGTTTTTATATCGTTGACCAGATCTTCGAAGAGCATTCGAACGGGTTGCTCATATTGTTGTTGATAGCCCGTATCGTCGAAAATCTGATGCTTAGTTCTGAAGGAGCGTAAATCCTCGAGCTCTTTCTGGACGCTCGGATCACTGACCGGCCGCACCGTTGAGCGTGCGTTAGTTAATTCGCTTTCGTTCTTCTCGACTCGCTCTCTCAACTCCTTGGCAAGCTTGCGCTCCGTTTTTAACATGCCGCGGATTTGGCGGAAGACCGTAACGGTCTCAGGCCGCGAATCAGCATGAAGGCGTAGCTTATCGAGTTCTTCATCCGGCTCGTCATCCGGATGGGTCGCACTGGGAGCCGTCCCGTCTGTTTGGAGGGGCGGCTCCGCTTGAGAGCCAAGTGTTGTACTATCGGTTTTTTGCTCTGGCTGGGTCTCCTCTTTTGTCTGGGGTTGTTCTGTCGGCTCCGGCTCTGTGGGCTTAGTCTCTGCCGGCGGTTCTTTGGGTTCAGCCGCCGGCGTGGATTCGGCCCCAAGCGGGCCAAAAGCTTTATCAAAAGCTCTCTCCAGGTCCATGGCCTGGTCGCGGTTAGTCATGGTGTAATTAGGATCCACGGTCCGGGGGATCCCGCCTGAAACAACGCCATTTGGATTGGCCATAAGTTATTTTTCCTTGGCCTCTATAGGGTCATCAGAGACGTAGATATACTTGAGCGCGGGAAGAGGAGCGGTGGGGATCTTCCGAGCGGTCTGAATTTTATCTAGCAGGATTGCGTAGCCTTTACCGATGGCGCCGGCTAGTGCGAATGCAGTTAAATCCTTCTCCTCCGGGAAAGGAGGTTTTTCTTGCTCGAGGTAGGCAATGAACTTTTGGCCGAGATCGGTCGTGAGGAATTCATTGAGGGCAACGCGGTCGTGATTGGTCCAAGTGAGGCTCATTGTGGTAATCCAGCAGCGGCAGGATTGGCCTGAGGAGGTGGTGGCGCGGCATTAGGTGGCCCTCCAGGCGGTCCTCCGAGACCGCGCCGGACATTGGGCGGTTGCGGAGGGGTGCCCGGTGAAGGCGGCATTGTATGGCTCGGTGGCATGGCGCCGTGACCGGCAGCCGCGGCCATGGCTTGAGCTTTCGAACGGTTATTTAGAATCTGTTCGAAGACCTGCCCGGCTTGTTTAAGTTGTTGCTCAAGGGGTTGTATCTCCTTCGTGCGTTTCGCGCGGCCGCCGGCAGTCGCGGCCGTGGACTTTTTGTTTTCGGCTTGTACGTGCGCTTCGCCATGCATGAGTCCTAACTGCATACAGGAAAGGTCTTGTTCAGGGATGACCTCTGGCGGTATTTCGCGCATCGTGTTGAGCGATGACTGCACCTTCTGAGTGAGAGCGGTCAGATGCTGGACGTGGTCATCGCGGTCACTAACCGGCATCGCCTGGCCTTGAGTCATATCGGTCCACTCGCTGTATTGCTGGCGCTGTTGCTCGAGGTTAGTCGACATGGAGGGATCGCCCACGAAAAGATCCTTGGCGCGCCGATACCCGACCTGGGCGGCACCGCATTCAAAATTCAACTTTCCTTGATCCCAGTACGGATTGCCCTGCACCGTCATCCCGAACTGGAGCATCTTGGCGTCTTCGACGGCGCCGACATTCGCGTTGTATTCGGTCGCCGGCACGTAAGCCAAAATCAGAATCTCTTCGGCAGCCAGGCCTGCGTCTAACAGCTCGACAATGGTATCGACGGCGTCACCATCGGCTCGGCCGAGCTCCGGCGCCGTCGTATAAGTTTCATCGGCCATCGGATCGATCTTGAGCAATTTGTCCATGATGGAGTCTGAGACCAATTTGAGGCCGGCGGCGGCCGCTTCATCGCGAGCTTCGATATAGGCGAGTGCCGTCTTGATATTCAAGGGGCTGTAGATCCGCCGCTGCATCTGGGTGATCAGATGCGTGAATTGATTCCACCACCGGTTCAAGATGCCCTGCCGAATTTCTTCTTCGCGAGTTGCATCAATGGTGGCCTCGGTCGCGGTTTGCTGGCTCTGCCCGTTAGCTTGAATCTGTTCCGGAATGAAAGTGCCGGCGATAATTTCGGCTATCCCGGTAAGCTTCGCATCAAGGCCAGAAAACGTTTCCGGATTGAACTGGAGCTGTTGGGCCATCAACTCCATGCCTTTAGGCAAAATGAGAAATGGCGCCATCACCCGTGGCTGCAAAAACGGGATATCTTTCTCCTCCGCCGTGCCAATTAGCAACCCTGCAATATACTG